TTCTCGGCCTTGTAATTCTCTCCGGCCAACTTTGCGACGGCAGCACGGTATTCGTCAATGGGCATGACGCCACGGGCGTACAAGTCGTTCAAAACCTTGAGCTTGACCTCGTAATCGTCCTTGACGCCGTAGAGCTCGCGGCGCGCCTTGGCGAGTGCATCGGCGTCTTTGGCCTGCGTCGCGTTCATTGCCGCCACGGTGGGCGGATTAATGGTGCCGCGCCCGCCCCCTGCGCCCTTCACTTCGGTGGCCTGCAGCTTCAACAGTTCGTCGTTGAGGTCGCTGATGGCCTTGCGGCGATCTTCAATCGTCTTGCGGATGTTGTCAGCGCCAGCCGTCCGCCCGCCAGCCAGGGCGCGCTGCAATGCCGCTTCGCTGCGCTCGTTCTCGCCCTTCAGCTGCTCAATGGCGCCCTCGATGCCGCTGGCGGTCTTGGAATAGGCTCGCAGGCCAGCAACAGCGCCGCCTGCCACTGCTCCGACGCCCAGCAGCCCCAGGACAACCGGATTTGCCGCCAACACTGCGCTCAGGCCTGTGACGGCCCAGCCTATGGCGGCAATGGCGCGCGGGATGGCGGCAAGCGATGCCAGGGCCGCAGCGCCCGTGAGCGCGCCCATCACCGTCTGGATGGTGTCCTCGTTGCGCTTGAAGGCATCGCCCATGCCGTCCATGCTGGTAGCGAAGTCGCCAATGGCCCCTGCAAGCGCCTTGCTGGCGCCGCTGGCCTGGTCGAAGTCGCCAATGGCCCTGGTGCTGGCGTTGCTCAGTTGCGTGAACGCCTGCCCCACGGTCAGGGTAGCGCCGGCCACTTCCTTTTTCAGCACTTCGGACTGCGATTCCAGCGCCTTGACCACGGCCTCGGAGGTCAGTTGGCCGGCTTGGCCCATCTCGCGCAGCTTGCCGATGGAAATGCCCAGCCCGTCCGCGATGGCCTTTGCCAGGCGCGGCGTCTGCTCCATGACGGAGTTCAGCTCTTCACCGCGCAGCGTGCCGGACGCGAAGCCTTGACCCAACTGCACCAGCGCGGCCTGCATGCCCTGGGCGCTACCGCCACTGATGGTCATGGCGTTGCCGATGGATTCGGTCACCTTCAGCAGGCGTTGCTGGCTGATGCCCATTTCCCCGGTGGAGCGGGCGATGGATGCGTAAGTGGTGCCCAGCTCGGTGAACGACACACGCGAGCGCTGGGCGATCTCGTACAGCGAGCCGTAGGCTTGCTTTGCAGCGTCCGCGCTGCCCGTGGCCAGCTTCAACTGGTTGTTCAGCGTGGTCACGGCGTCGGCCGCTTGCACGAACTCCCGGAATGCCACGCCACCGGCGACAGCTGCCACCAGCGAGCGGGCAAAACCGGCAGCGGCCGTTTGCGCGGATTGCATGGCGCGCTCGTTCTGGGCCAGCGCTGCGCTCTCCGCCTTGAGGGCGTCAATTTTCGCCCGCAGAGCGCCGGCCATCTGGGCGGCAGCATCCGACATGCCCGCCTGCTTCGCCATATAGCGCTCGCGCTCGGCGTTCGTCATGCCTATCTGTTTGGCCTCGGAAACCAACGAACGGATGAGCCTGTTCTCTGCGTCGGATAACTTAAGCGCACCGCTTTCCAGCCTCTGGAACGTGCCACTCAAGTCATCCGCAGCGCGGGCATTGCGCGCGTACTCCGCGCCTGCCTTGGACGCGGACGCGCCGGCAGCATCGACGGCATCGGCTGCTCGGTTGGCGGCTTTTTCGGTTTCGGCGAACGCGCGCGCACCTTTCTCAAGGCCGCCCGTATTGAACTCAACGCCGATGGTTTCCAGGTCAAGCATGCTTTGCGCGATTTGGGAAGAAAAAAGCCGCCGCCATTACCAGAGCGACCGCCTCCACTTACGGGGTGTTTTGATGAAAAAAATTCCGCGCTAGGCGGTCAAGTTGTGGGCCGTTCTGCGTTCAGTGCGTTTCACACATCACGCCTTCTCTGCATCGGCATTCATCGCCGCCACATCAAGCCGATTGATTGCGTCAAACTCCCACCCATCGGCTGAGATTCCGCGATTTCTGAAGAACCAGCCGATTTCAGACTCCGCGATGGGCGCCATCCCGGCCATGACTGGCGTACGCTTGGCGCTGAGTTGAGCGAACCACGCCCAAAGTTGCGACATGGACGGAGGGAACTCGATAGGGTTAACGCCTTCATCTGGCATGCGCCCCTTGATACGAGCAACTACCTCAAGGGTTTCGCGCAAGGACTTCCCATCCTTGCCGCGCTTTGTGAGACGGAACTCATGCTTGGCGTACTCGACTAGCTGCGCTACGCCTTCTTCATAAAATTTCCGATGTCCGCCGACGCCTCCAAAACCTGATCGGCAAAAGGAGGATGGCGGCGCACAAGCTCGTAGGCATTGGCCTCGCTGTACTCGAACGGCTTCTTGGCAAACGTGATCCCACGAAAACCGCCGATGCGAGCCGCAGCGCCACGCAGGCCAAGCTCCACGTCTTCTTCCGTCATAGGTGCGGGGGGGGTGTCGCCCTTGCCTTTGCGCTTTTCCTGCCACTCTTTCATGCGGAATTTGTTGCCCACAGAAATCTGCCACCTCTTCACAGAAGGGGCATGCTCGCCGCGCACCGTGACAAACCATCCGGTTTTCTGGCCGTTGTATTCCAGCTCGATTTCGTGGCCCGCCTCAGACGTTGCAGGGGTGTCAATTTGCTCAAGATCGAAAGACATAAGGGTTCCTTGCTAGGGGTTAAATCAGCCCGTGCGCCACCGCACCCGCCCCTAGCAAGAGGCGAAGCGCGGCGGCGTCGGTGCCAGTTGGTGGCCAAACAGGCCGAAGGTGAAGACCGTTTAGGCAGCCGCGCTGTCCTGCACTTGCAGCGAGGTTTTTTCTGTCGCGGTACCCGTGCCGCCCGATGCGTTCAGCGCAGCCTGAAATTGGTAGGTGCGCTTGAGGCCGGTTTCCGCGTCCGCAGGGCTTGAGCTGTTGATCTTCACGTTGTTCATGGTGAAGGTCATGCAGTCTGCCGCGTTGTCTGAGCCCGCCGTGATCGCTGACAGGATGCTCGTTGCCGTCTCGTTGAGAAACAGGTTAGGTATCGTCGCGCCGTCGAAGTAGGCCGTGAACGAGCCGTTGACGTTGACCTTGCCGACAAACACGTCGGGGCGGATGTCGGTGCCGAGAACACCGTCAGCCCCGGCGCCCTTACCGTCTATGCTGATGCTCATGTCGGTTACCGTGGCTACCGCTGAGCCATTCACAAACAGCGCGCCCGATGCAGCCACCAGCGTTCCGGTCGTAGTTTCCGCTGTGGGCGCCGTGAAGTAGGCCGTTGACGATTGGGTTTGATTCAACCCAATGGCCGTGAAATCGATCTTCGCATTACCGGAGCCAGGGAGTGATATGTTGGCCTGCGTGAAGCGCACGTCGATGTTTCGCTCCGACGTTGGTACGTTCGGGTACCACTCTTCGACCGTGTGATAGATCGAGGTGTGCCCCGATATCGGGGTGTAAGTCACCTTTCCCGGGACGGTAAGTGTCGCGCTGGCAATCGGGCCTTCCGCAACCAATGTCTGACTGTTCAAAGACTGCACCGTCAGAACAGTTGCAGTGACGCCGGTAACCAGCAGGTTTTTGTTCAAGTTGGCAGTGGTGAACGACCCAGCGGTCAATCGAACCACCATCCCGATCTTGATGCCGCCAGCCAGGAAATCACCAGCAGCGCGCGTGATGGTGTATGGGCCCGAGCCAGCAATGGTGATCGACATGCCCGTGATGGCGGTCACCCCGGCAAAGTCGCGGCGCAGCAATGCGCTCAACGGGTCGGAGTAGGTGCCGGGAGACAGATTCCCGGATAGCTTGCCGTTGACCAAACGAACACCGTGCCGCACGCTGACGATCTGTTGCGTTGCGGTGATCTCGTTTTCCGTGGTGTAGCTTTCCTTCGAAAGCTCGAATGTCGAGCTTTCGCGGCGCACGATAGCGCCCCCCGCGGGGGACGCCATTGCGCCTTTGGCCGACTGACGCGCCGAGCGCGTTTGCTTGAAGATACCTTGCTCGATTGCCATGACGGCATCCTTTCAGTGAGTGAAGTTCGCCCGCTGCGGGCAAGAAAAAAAGCCCGCTGGTGAGGCGGGCTTCGGTGTCCGGCGCGGGCCGGGATTAGGTTGAAATCTGAGACTGATATGGGATGGCAATCGGGACGCAGTAACGATCCCCATCGACCATCGAAGGTGACGCTTTCGGCGTCTCTATCACGATCACCTGAATTGGCGCCTCAACGAGCGTCGTTCCTCGTTTGAAGTGGGCGCGCAGCGCGTCGGAGCGCGCTTCTGCGCTGGCTGGGCCCGTCCCGATTGGGAAGCACAAGGTCACCTGGAAAATTCCGCGCTCGAAATACAGCTTGTCGCCCTGAGTGCTGTTGTCTGGAGTGTTGGGCATCAAGTTCACGCGCTGATACGGCGTGCCTGATACCGGTGTGAACTGTGCGTTCTCCCAGGCGGTGGACAGCGAGGGCGTCATGGCCGCGAGTCGCTTTTCCAGCGCGCGGCGGATCAACTGCTGACTCATCCTGCCGCCTTCAAAGCCTGCGCCAGATACCGCGAATAGTTCTTTACCGTCAACTTGACCATTCCTGATGGAGCCTGCTGTGACCAGCCGTGTTCAAGCCGCCGCGAATAGGGCAGGTTGTTGACCATGTAGATCGTTTGTCCCGGCATCCATGTGGCGAGACCTTCACGGATGCGTCCCAATGACGACTCCCCTGTTTTGTCCACCGTCTCATGCACATCGGTTGGCATGGCCGCGTTGCCATAAACCCAATTGCCCCTAAATCTACCGGTATCAACCGGGGAAAGGAGCACCATTTGAGACCCCAGGTCGAGCGCCGCCTTGCGCACTGCGGTCTCAGCCTTCAATTTGCTTCGCGCGAGCAGCGCCGAGAATCTGCGCTTGAATGCATCGTTGCTCATCTGACCTGCACCTCGTACAACACAACGACTCCGGCGGGAGCTACCGGGCTGCATCGAACCACCGTCATTTGGCGATCTGCTGTGACGATCTTGTCGTTCGCTTCTGGTGCTTGTCCAACATCCGGCGCAATCAGCACCTTGGCATCACCCGCAAGAACCAAAGTCCCATCGATGTCTTTGGCCGAGTAATTCAGCACTGCCGCCGTGCATGGATACGCTGTCGTTGCGGCGGTGACGGTGCCCGTGTTCGGGTCGTAGATGCCTGATCCGCCATCGGGATGGTGCAACCACGCTGGCGCGCCAAACTTGCTCAGCAAGCGCTTTGCCGTGGCTGCGGCGCTGGTGTAGATGGCGGTATCGGTCATAACTCAATCGTGTCCACGCCTAAACCGCAATCCGTCTGGAAGTGACTTGCAACCTCCACCGCCTTGACTGCATCGCATCCCAGGTACATAGCCGCCTCGGCATAGTCGCGCCCGCTGCCGAACGCGCATCGCGCCAGCAGCATCGGCAGGTCGTATGGGCCGCTGTTGTACGAGCGTACATGTCCGGTATCCGGGTCAAACACGATCAGCGTTGCCGCTCCGTCTCGCGCCTTATCTGGGAAATCGCCA